TCCAATACCAATGTATCGAGTGCCACCCAGAGAAATCCATGAGTGAAGTGCTCTACCTAATCCCAGAAAAGAATTAGTTCCTGACTTAAGCCATCCACCTATTTTTTCGACAAGACCTTTGCGAAACCTGACTAGGTTCCCATCAACCCAACCACCTTCAGCAGAATAGTTGGTGTTCTCTTTGTCGATCCCTGCTTTGAAGTTGAGTTTTGCGAATGGCATGTATCATGCTAATCGAATAATTGCAGCAGTTGCGTTTGCAGCAGGAAATACAATGGTAAAGTTTCCAGCAGTGCTAGTCTTATCTCCACCAAAATCCACAACACAAACAGCAGGATCGCCTGATGCGCTGTCATTGTATATCATACAAGAACGTGCCGTTACGGTGGCCGTCCCAAATGTAAGATCTGAAAAATCACATAGAGCTGTAGTGCCACTTGAGGTTGGAGTTACAGAGGTTAACGCTGCTCCACCACTTGTATAGTTCGTGCCACTGGCTTCCTGACTGGTGCTAAATGCAGTGGTTGTTGCGCCCATTGTTGCGCTGCTAGTGTATAAAGCAAGTTTAAAAGTGTTTCCACTTGTCGCTGTGAAGTTGTGGACTCCTTTTAACGCTTCAACTTTAAAGGAAGTGCAGATAGCAGAGGTCGTAGCCATGTCAAAGCTCCTTAACAATTTTTGCCATATCTTCATGACCTTGGCTGTTGAGAAGCCCCACTATTGTGGTGCGATCACTGATTATAGCGTTCTTAATTCCTTCCAATATTATCTGATAAATGTAATTTTTAAAAGCCAAAGCTTGTTGTCGAATGTGGTCAGGAGCTTGCTCTGAAACCCCACAAATCTTGTCAGTAAGTATTTTCGCCCAAAATTCTGGATCATGGCCTTTGTTGACTGTTGTCTCGACTGTAATTTTTCCCAAATCTGCAAAAGCTTTATCTTCAAGCATACTTTTTTCCTGCATTTTTGTTTCGTGGAAAAGATCTGTTAGTGCTTGGTTTTTGCACAGAAAGGTTGCTTAACTTGAAGTTGGAAGGATCGCCATCTTTGTGATGAACGTCTTTGCCATCACCTTTGTGAACTAAACCTTTTTTCTCCAATAAGCCTCTGGCTTTGTTTCTTGCTGCCCTGCGTTTTTTTTGTTTTGGGCTGCTGTGATAATTTTCGTATTCTTTTTTATAATCTCTACCCATAGCTATCCTTTATATGGTTCTGGGGAGCTTATTTGCTCTGGCATTTCTATTCCATTCTCTGCCATTTTAACAGGCAACTCAGAGACATTGCACACCAACCATTTATCTGATGTTGGCATTGCCACCTTGGGGTCAGGCAAACGATGGTAGCCATACAGCCTTTCATGTAAAGGCACGTTCTGATCCAGTAAAGTTGATTTGGGAGAAGAGCCAATTACGATGTTTTCTGACATACATTTAGCAATCCAAAACTCAACGCAAGCTCTTCCAGCTTCAGCAAAATGCAAATTGCTTTTGTAGGAGTAATCCAAGCCATACAAATCAAGCTGGCCCACTTTACACCAGTAAGCAAAAGCTAAGGCGTAAGCTACTGTGTTATTGAGGTAAGCACATTTTGCGTGGTTTATAACTTCGTCAACTGGATACTTGACCAAGGCTGGCACTCTGGAATCTAACTCACAACTGTAGATTGGAACCTTGAGATTTGGCAGAATCTTACGCATGACATCTGTCTGTCTTCCTGCGTCATCGCTGTCTAAAAAACGAGAAGCTGGATCGAGCATAAACAAACGATCCACTCGAAATGCTGCTGCTGCTGAATTTATTCCCCAGACTTCATCGTATTCAACAGAGTTTTCTAACCCTATAACAAAATCTATTTGCGAATGTCCTAATCCAACAATCGCAACTTTTTTGTCTTTCAGGGATTTTACAGGACGCACTAAGACACGCCTTGCCGAAGCAAGTCGTATCGATATTCATCTCTGGTTTCTCTGCCTTCGCTAATATTTTTCATCCTTGCCACTGCCTCTTTAAATCGTGCTTCGAAATTACCTATAACATCAGGAGTTTCTTTTAAGAAAATAGCTCCCTCTGTTAAGGCTCCATAAAGTAAGGCATCAGGATGGTCGCTTGACAGAACTGTAGTTCCAGAATCAGAGCCAGCAGTCAAGCTTGCTGGCTTGTGTAAATAATGTAGCTCAACAGTGTAAGCTGCATCAGGAATAGGGGCTAACTCGAAAGCAGTCTCATCAAACAAGCTGTAATATTTTGGTCTTCCAGTTGTTGCAGTCGATGAGGAATATTCTTTGATAAAACTGGGATGTTTAAAATCCAAGTAGTGGTATGTGCTAGAGGAAATTACTGCCAAGCTGAAAGGCGCATAAAAATCGTCTGGAGTTGCCAGAAAACGATTACTGCTTGCAGTCGCTCCTTGAACATTCTTTCTTTGTTCAGGAAGCTGAACCATTTTAAAGATTCTGCTTTCGCTTTCTTTAATGAAGTTATTCAGGTTGTTCGTAAAGGTAGTTTCACTTACCTCCAAATAATCCTGAATGGCAGTCTTTAATGTTGCTAATGTAAAACTCATGTCGTAATTGTCACGCTTCCAACGCTACAAGTCACCTCAAAAGTATCTAATTGCGCTCCCAGTTTACCATTACCCACATTGGTATAAACAGTAAAAAAATTGCCATCCTCATCAGTATCAGGTCTTGCATCCCTAATCGCTTGTGGATCGACAGGGGTTGCTCTTCGATCTATCTGGGGGTGTTTAGGACTCCACTGATCTGGGCCAACAAGTAACCCATCCCATGTTTTTTTCATGTCTTTCAGGCGATATCTGAATCCTGTGATATCACAAATTCCATAAGCATATTTACCAGTAGAGAAAGATGACATTACGCTGTGTTGTAACCTCTGAAATTTGGGGCTACATAAAAAGAAGCTCTTTCCTGATCAGTAGACAAAGCCCTTATAAACTCTTCTTCGTAAATTTGTTTTAAAAAATTTGTCTTATCAGGAGCGCGTTTCATTGAAAGATAGTAAGCCAAGCCAGCAGCCAGACAGGGATAAAACCTAAAAGGCATGTCTAACGTGTTGGTTGCTGCGTCTGCATCATCCATTCTTGTCAGAACATTCATGTAAACAGTATATGTGTCCGATTTATCAGGCACAGGCCAAAGGGTAATCGTGGGCGTAATTTGTTTATCAACGAATATCTGGCTTGGTTTACCAGTGGTGCTCTTTGTAGCAATATGGCTGTATTCAGCTCTGCTCAATTTAGTCAGTGGCAAATCTGTTGCTTCAGATCCAATGGTTTCTCTTACAAACGCATCGAGCACATCAATAGGAGCAGTCGCGTTTGTAGAATCAATATTGTACTCGCCATCATCCTTAACCAGCGCGACAGTCTTTTCTGTAATCGTCCACTGGTTTAATCCTCTGTTTGCCCACTCTGCAAGCATGAGGTTTAACGATCTGGTTGCTGTCTTGAGGTCGTATCCAGTTCTTAACTCAATGCCACATCTTTCAAATGCTTCCTCTATATACTCAGCAACATCTGGTTCAAAGTTTTTAGAATTACTTGTAGCCATTTAATCCTCGTATAAATTGTTGAAGGTAATTGATGGATCAAGATAACTATCATGACCTTCTGCTGAATGCGCCCACTGAGAAGGCTTGAAGTCTGGAGCACCCTCACCTGTCACCCAAAGTGCTGGAGATGTTGCCCTGACTCTGTTATTAGGTAAAGCCACTAAATTTCCTTTCCACTGACCTTCTTCTGTTATACATAATACATGGCTTTGTTTGTGTTGGGCAGGATCATCAGCGATATGTGAATCAGTGTAATCTACAGTAAACAAATATTTAGATGTGTAAAACTTTCCATCGATCTTAGCAATCCAAGGCGAGGAGCTTACGCGATCAAGCACCACCACAGAATGATCGCGAGACTCACAGTCCCAAGGCTGGGATAAATGATCATCCATAGGTTTTGGAAAGTCTTCCATAGGCATGTCACAGACAAGCCCTTGGATTGGCATCCTTGCCCACATGGCTCCACCATGAATATTGCCCTCATCCCAGTCATCACAATCAGCTTCACAACCAGTAAACACCACTTGAAAACTCAAAGACCTGTCAGGGATTGTGTTAACTGCAATCGCCAGCCCATGTAAATATTCGTCATGATATTGTTCGTGGTTGTAGGTAAATTCACGCCTCACCCACACCTTAAAGTGTGGGATGTTGCTTATCAAATATGACAATTACAACCCTTTCATAAAGTTTCTCAATTCTGCTTTCATTTCTTTAGATGTAACAGCAGCCCCTGTTATTTCTCTTAGTTTTTTGTTGAATTCTTTTTTCTTAGCTGTCGTTAAATTAGAAAAAGATCGTGTGCCTCTTGTTTGACCTTTCCCAGCTTTATTTAAAGCACCACCCCCATTCATTTTTTTAAGAGTGCCACCTTTTGACATTTTTCTTTTCAAGGCTCCACCCTTGGACATTTTACGCATTGCGCCACCCTTGGACTTCTTTCGTAAATCTCCAGCACCTTTTCCATCAGCAGCAAAAGCAGGAACTTTTCTTCCATTGACAGTGGTCATTTTCATCGCTGTGCCACCAGTCTTCATTTTTTTAAGAGTGCCGCCCTTAGACATCTTACGCATCGCACCACCTTTAGATTTTTTTCTCATCGATGCGCCTTTTGACTTTTTAGTTTTGTGATACATTGTTACTCCTTGTTGAGTTGACGTAATTACTTTTATCCACCAGCGTCTTGAGCGTGTTCTTTTTTGAAGGCAAAACCACCCCCAAATCCACCACTACTTGCTCCACTGCCTCCAAATCCACCGCCGCCACCTAAAGATGAAATCCTTGCGTAAGGAATGTTCGAGGCAAATCCGCTTGTTCCTATAATTGACCCTCTGGGTGCTCTGGCAAAAGAGTATTCGACAGTAGGCTCAGAGGCAGTGTCAAAAATATCAAAATCACCTGACTCAATTGTGCCTGTATAGTTTGGTACGTTTCTAGTCGAACTGTCTTGTCTTCCTGTTACAACATCTTCACCAATTTTTGGCGTGTAACTTGAAGCAAAGGCTCCACTCCCTAAAATGCTTGGAGAGCCACCATACTGTTGTCTTGCAACTTGCCTTGGAGTTCCTCGCCCACCTAGCAAGCCAAATCCTAAAAGACCTCCTTTGCCTCTCAGTCCAAAAAGTCCAGTTCCTGATGTTTGCCTTGGAGCTTGCATCCTGTTTAATAAACCAAACCCCAATGGGCCACCTCTTCCCCTCAAACCAAAGAGTCCAGCTCCTTCTGTTTGCTTTGGAGCTTGCATCCTGTTTAATAAACCAAACCCCAATGGGCCACCTCTTCCCCTCAAACCAAAGAGTCCTCCACTTTGGGGATTAATTAGTCTTGATGCAGGGTTAAAACGATCCCTAAAATTAGTAAACTGATTAGCTCTTCTGCCAACCCTGTTGAATAGGTTTCCAAATTGTCTGGCCCCGGGCAAAAACTGTAATCTTCGCCCAATCCTTTGAAATCCAGTGTCTGCCAAATTTGTTAATCTGCTTCCCAGAAAAGGGACATTTCTAAAACCCATCTGGTTGCCCAGAATGTTCGCAAGCATTCGCGATCCCTGACCAGCATAAGGATCTCTTGCTGTCCCACCACCATTAAGATAGCGAATGCCACCCTCCTCCTCAAAGGAAGGTGACACTTGCATGGGCATTTGCGATCTCGAAATCGCCATCTACTAATCGTACTTCTTGATTAACTCAAGAATAATCATGTAGGTGTCACCACTACTGTGTCCAGTGGTGGTGAAGTCTATGTCACCAGTTTTACCTGATCCCGCATTGTTAGGAATTGCAGTAAAATTGTCATAGTATTCATCACCTGTCGAATCTGCTGGCAACCCAATCGCTAACACGTTCGAGGTTGCGTCAAAATCCAACTTTACTGACATGCCCACTGTTGCCCAGTAAATGCGCTGAATATGTACTTCAGTGCAAGTTTGACCCAGTGAGTTTTTAGCCAGAGCAGAAACGTCTACTTTTTTAACAGCAGACTCACCAGTGCCATCGCTGACATTGGTAAATCTTAAAACAGCAGTGCGCTCACCATCTTGGATAGTTTGTGAAGCTACGGCATCAGCCATCGTTCACCTCCTGTTAAAGTTCAGTGACAGCAGTTCGTTCCTTGTACGCACCAACGTAATCAACTGTCAAAGTCTTTGCAGCAGCCGCACCATTTTGAATGCCAAAAGACAAAGCTAACTCTTCGTCATCCGGTGCATTTGTGCTTACAACTGTTCCAGCTAAAACGTTGTTTTGGAATACATGGAACTTCTGATCTTTGGGGTCATACAAGAACCCAACAGTCATAAAGGTATCGTCAGCCAAAGCAGTACCCAAATCTAAAGTGGATTGTGTGCTGTCTTTTTCAACAATAAACGTGACAGTTGTGGCCCCATCAGATTTTAAGAAGAAGATTCCATCTGTGACATCCAGAGGAGTTGTGTCTGTTAGCTGTAAACCAGCAACGATGTCTGATTGTGTGGCATCACTTGTTTTAAATCGCATGTGAAACGCTAGTTGCTTACCAGACTCGTACTTAAATCCTTCCTTGACAAGCTGGAAAAAATCATGATCGTCGTCAGCATCATCGTTTGTGATGAGCAATAGACCACCATCACCATCAGTCAAAGCTTCACTGGCGTTTCCAGATCCACCCTCTGTTGTTGTGATTGTCCAGTCACTTGCTAGGTAAGTGTCAAAGTCGTTGAAGTACGAGTGATATTTGTGAGGTGCAGGAGCTTTTAATTTACCAAGCGTTCCATCTGCTGAAACGTTTGTTACTCCACTTGTAAAATGAGTAGTCATGTACAGTTCTCCTATGTTGTTGAACCAGCTTGAACGTTATTGTTCTCGCCATAATGACCACACAAGTTTAGGCTAAAATTAGCCATAATGAAATGCTTTCTCTTCTTCGTCCATCATTAGGTAATTTGCGTGTGCTTCGTTTTTTTGAAAAGCGACAGACCCATAAATGTAACGATCAAATCTCCAGCAATCTTCGTTCCATTCTCTATCTGTTTCGTTAATCTTCTTGGCAAACGCCTCAGCTTTTTTGTAATCGTCTAAACAAAAACCATACTGATGTCTAAAGACTTTACCTTCCTCAGTCTTTGCAATGATGCTGTAAAAAGTTTTGTCTGCAACTGGGTCATACTCCTGACGATCTCCATATTCTCTGGCGTAATAATCTTCTTCTGTTGCGTGACACTCTTTACCTACTGCTGCCTCAACTATGTTTCCTTCTATTCTCATGCGATCTCCTCAATTGAATCTGTAAACTCAGCTTTGGTTGGCCTCTTAAAAAATCCGAACTTTGGATCATCATCAGAAGGCTCAACTGCTGCCATGAACGTGACTGTTCTGCCTTTAGGATTTGGCAAGGAAGCTGGTATTGAGCCATAAACCTTGAATCCCCTGTCATCTTGAACCAGCATTCTGAACACAGTGCCAAATCGTGTTTCCTGCGCCTTGGTTCCCAACACTGTGCCAGTGATTGCAATCCTGCCAGTTGGTACAGGCTCTGCTTCCTCGTAGATTGCTTCTTCTTTTTCTTTCTTGATTCGAGCAGCTTCTCTTCGTGGCCCATAAACAAAATCTTCGATCATCTCAAACGCTTCTGTGCATCTGGTGTTGACATAAACGTGGCACAAATACTTGCCATCAGACTCAAACTCTCTGCCCTTACTGACGTTAATTGGCAAAGCAGAAAATGCTCGTTCCAACCTGTCAGCCATTACAGCATCAACGTAATCAATTCTTTTGCCATTGCTTTTTCCATCAAACTGCATCTGATAAACATCTGGCTCGTTTGTGTCCCAAGGCAAAAACTCTCCAGCCATAAACTCTTTTTCATGCAAAGTGCCATAGAGATCCCACTCATAAATGTAGTAATCGCGTGGCGCGTGTAATCGCCCACTAAGTCCTATGGTTGGCTTCAAGCCATCGTTCAAGGATTCGCCTTTGGCAATCACGCGATCCTGATAAGCCTTTCGAGCAGCTTCTGACTTGATCAAAAATGCCTCAAGTCTTTGTTCTACGTCTTTGACCAATTGTTCCATGCTTGGTTCCTCTTGAATTCAAAGACATTATACATAAACTATCGTTAATTGCAAGTCTTAACACATTACTATAAATGCTTGCATAACGACACGATATGTGTTTTAATAGTTTCGAACTGAAGGAGAAATTGAAAATTGAAAGATCAATATAAAAGCAACGAAATCCAGATGGCTTTAAATGAAGAGATTTATGAGGATCGAGATCGAGTTGATGAGAATGCTTTGTTCAAAGCTATCAATCACATTACAGCAATGATGGAGAAGCAGGGGTTCGATAAAATTTCTGAAGAAAGCAAAAGAGCTTATGTTGAATTGACAGTGTTACAGAATGAAGTCAGCAAAGGTTTGACTTTAACTTACTACCCTTAACCCAAATTGAGAAGATAAAAAAAGGGGCTTTCGCCCCTTTCTTTTTATGCGCTTTGTTATGCGCCTTGCGAACCATACACGCCTCTCCAATCAGAGAAGCCGAAGGAGTACCGCTCGCGGGCCTTGTACCGAATGTTACCTGTTGAGAAATCAGGTTCCATTGAGGTTTCCATCGCAGTTCTTTGGAACATCTTCAGACCTTCCCCTGACTCAGTGACTGAGGTTAGAAGGAAGAAAGCATCTGGATCATTTAGATAATGATTCACTGTGTAACCACCGGGGATTACTCCAGTATTTTTGATGCTGTTGATGTCGTTGTCAGCAGTTCCAGTTCTGCCATCAGAATTCAAGATTCTGTCAGCAACAAAAACCAATTGTGGAGGAACCACAAGCTTGGTTGCCTGAACAGAAATCGTTAGACCCCTGTCATCAGTGAACGTGGAAATGTCAATTAACGCATCCTCTAAGGATGTCTCGTTCAGGTCTGCCATTGTCGTCGCGCGGTTAGCAGCACTGCCGCCACCAGCCAATGGATGTGCAGTGTTAATTAACGACACTCCATCACCACCTGTGAACGAACTACTGAAAGCGTTGTTCAATACATCAGCACCTTTCACTTCCTTGGTATTAGCCATAGATCGTGCAAGTGCTTTGGTGTATCGCTTACCCAGTGACGAGTAAAGATTGTCTTCCACCGCTTCTTCTGTAAGGGCAAATGCCAACCCAACCGTGTCGTGCGTATAGCGGGCTGTGTAACTTTCGTTTGCGTTATCGAACTGTACGCCTTGACCCTCTGACTTAGTTGGCGCAGAACCAAACCCAGTCAGCAAAACCTCTTCCTCAAAAGCGCGATCAGAATCTTCGACGCTGAAGATCTCTGTGTACTCTTGGTCATAGGTGTTGTATTCAAGGCCGAAGAGCGAGTTCAAACCCGGCTCTAGCTCTTTAGCAAGTTGTGCTCTTGAAATAGCCATTATCTAACCTCCTATTAAGCTAAGCCGGCGCCTTTAACGCCGTAAATTGAGTTTTGGATGACTACCAGCACGTTAGTGTTTGCTGATGCTACATCACTATTCTCAGGATCTTCTGAAATATCGATGGCTTTGATAGGCAAGCTAGTGCCTGTTGCGCCAGTTGATACTTCAAGCTCTGCTCCAGAAATTCCTGTGACAGTTGAACCTGAAGAGGTATAAACGATGTCGAAGTTGCCGAAGAGATCCGCAACTGGAAATGCTGCGTCTGCTTGGATTTCGTAAACTACGTTGGGGTCATCAATAACAAACGCAATCAAATCTGAAGCGTTTGTGCTGGCAGGATAGTAATTGCTATAAACCTGCTCTTTAGTTGTGGGATCAGTGTATTGTACACCATTGAACACGCCAACAATCGGGACTGTGCCACCATCTGCGTGAACCTCAATGCCGCCGCCAGTAACTTGAGCAACCATGTCACCTTGGAAAATACTTGTTCCATAGTTAGCTGCAATTCGATAACGACTCTGACCGCCAGTATAAGCACCTCCACCAATCATTCTGACTGGCTTCATGCCAAAAGCTGCGTCTTTATTCGCCATGCTTTTCTCCTGTTAGTTTCTACCAAATGTTACTTGGGTTGACCTTTGTGGATCATACTTAACATAGCGACTGTCTTTTGAACTCTCAGAGAACATAGTATTGTCTAAAGCATCTTTTGCATTCTGATTGACTGCCTCGTAGTGGGCATTTCTTTCATCAACAGTTTCTTGTGGTATTTTCGCAAGGATCAAACCCTCATTATATACAACGCCAGAATGTCGCCCTTCATCCATTGTGGGAAGCTGCCATTCATCAGGAAGGTCAGAACCTTTTACAAGTTCCCATCCTTCTCTAAGTCTTCTTGACATATTGCTTCTGTCCTCTTGCCCCAACATGGATTCCCTTATCCAACGATAAACGTAGCCATCTGGTGCTGGAGGAGTTTCAAGGCGGCGAACTGGTCGCCAAGGTTTTCTACGAGTCTTGTTATCGTGCGCTTCGGATTCACGAGATTGTCTGGTTGAGGTCATATTTACTCCTTATGCTTACGCTTGTTTCTGCATTATTTTTTGCTTTTCCATAGCGACTGATTTAAACCAATCCTCTTCTGACATGTTGTGTGGCTTCAGAGGTCTTAGTCGTTCCATCTCATCTCTTGTAAACTTAACCCCACCTTTTGGGTCTGATGTTTTTTGTCGGCTTCTTGAAGCAGGGGCAACTCTTTGCATCGATGGGTTGCTCACACTTTGATCGACATTTGTATTTTCAGGATTGCTTGCTTGCAACTCTGGAAATCTTTTCACAATTCTATCATTCAACTCAGTATAATACTCTTCAGAATCAGGGACAAACCCTTCTTCTACCAAAAACTCATCAACCACCCTTGCCCAATAATGTGCTTCTCGATTGAATTCTGGTTTGCTTTCATCAAACCAAGGGTTGTTGTCTTGCCAGCTTAAAGCTTTTTCGCTAGGTGCTGGAGCTTGTTGTGGTTGTTGATAAACAGGCTGTTGTGGTTGTTGAGCCTGTTCTGTCTTTTTCTGACTGTTTTGTTTTGCAATTCTTAATTTTTCTTTTTGTATTACAAGCTCTGTTTTTAAAGTATCAGCCTTCGATATAGAATCCACATCATTAGCTTGCATGGCTTTTTTGTAAAGCTCATCAACTTGCATTTCTTTGGCTTTGATAGCTTCTTCTTCTTTATCCAAGCTATTGGCTTCTGATTGCTGCGCTAAAGCCCTTAATCTTTGAAGCTCTTGATCTTGCTGAATCAACGCTTGTTCAGCTAATTGCGCTCTTTGCTCTGATTGTCGATTCTTTTCGTTGAGCTTATTGATGCGCTTCGACACATTTTTGGTGTATCGTTCAAGTTCATCTTCGCTATTCTGCTGATCTGATTGCGCTTCTATATTGTCTTCAATTTGAATTGCAATCTCTGCATCCTGCTGCGCTTCTTGTTCAGGTAATTGATTCTCGCTCATGTCATACTCACTATGTCATCTGGGTGTAAAATCGTTCCAATCACCTCATCATCATTTATTATGCGAACCTCTTGAGGATTATCATCTCCCTCAAAATTCAATTTAAATCGAGTGCCAGCATAACGTCCAATAAGAACCCATTGGTTTTCTTGACACCAAGGAATGCCATGAAACCTTGCCTCATCCTTGTAACAAAGTGGCCCCATTTTAACCACCCAAGCCACAACAGTTGCCAATGATTCTCTTTCAGTTGTTGTTTGCAAAAGTTCTATGCCACCCTCAGATTTGCTTTTTTGCTTGGATGGAAAAACCAGCAATCTGTAACCTGATGGGTTAGGTAATCTGTCTATAACACTTGCGTCTAGCAAAGCAGGATCTAATTCTTTTTCTTCAGGATTCACATAAGCCTTAGAAATGGATTCCAAAATTTATTCCTTGTTCAAATCTTTCAGTTCAGACTCGATATAATATAATGCAGAAAGCTCTCCTTGCAAGAACTTATACATTTCCATATCTTTTAAGTTTCCTGACATAAGCGTTTCAGATATCTGAGATCTTCTCGCCTCTGTCAGTCTTCTTATTTTGTCGTAAAAACTGTAATCATCCATTAAGTCGATTTCTTAGGTGCTTTCCTTGCTTTTTTAGTAGCTTTTTTCTTAGGTGCTGGCTTAGGCGTTTCTTCTGCAACAGGCTCTGGTTCTGCAACAGGCTCTGGCTCAACGACAGGTTCTGGTTCTGGTGCTGGTTCTCCAGAAGCTATTCTAGCCAGCTTCGCAGCTATTCTAGCCTCGCTTGCTTGTCTTGCTTTTTCTTCTTCCTGTCGCTTGGCAACAAGAGCATTTGCCTCTGCCTCGCGTTCTAGCTTTTTTTGAGCCTTCAGCTCTTTAATCGCTTCAAGTTTATAAGATGTTGTCATAGGTTTCTCCCAAACTTTTGTTCAAGCTCCAATAATTTTAAATCTGCTTGCTGATCCAAACGCTGCATTGCAACGTCTAATTTATCATCAGCAATGTCTTTTTGTATTCCCAGCCTTTGACTGGCAAGCTCTGTTTCCAATAGCTTTTCTTGATCTCGTTGCTGTTGTTTTGCGTCAAATTGAGATGCGTCAATGTCTAACTCTTTGTCTTTCAGGTCAAGCTCTCTCTGCCTGATTGCGACAAGAGGATCTACCTCATCAGACTGCTGACCAATTGACTGCAAAAACTCTTGGGTTAATTGAGCCATCACTGGTGCTGCAAATTGATCCAATATCATTTGTATCTGCATCTGCATTTGTTGCGCTTCTTGTGGCGTTACTTGCTGCATCTGTTGAGAGATGGCTTGTATTCTTTGTTGCGTTTCAGGAGGTATTTGCTGCATGGATATTTCAGAAGCCAAGAACTGCAAGTGCTGCATTATGTGTGAAATTATAATGCTCTGGAATTGTGGGTTCTCTTTGACCACCTGAGTTAAAAACAAACTCCTGTGAGTATCTACATGAGCAGCGTGGTTCTGGCCTTCAAAAGCTTGTGCTGGCTGACCTAGCAACAAAGAAGAGTTTTCCAAACCTGCATCCACTGGCCTTGGGGTCATGTCTGGTGGAGGCTGGATTAGGTTTTCAACATTATCCACGCCAAGTGCTGCGTACATTCTCCTGTACGCCTCATAAATGCCCATTGGGCCATGCACTTCAGGGTTGCTCTGAACCATTTGCAACAGCTCTTGAGCCATCGTTATTCTTTGACTTTGACTGAAAATATTAGGATCAGAAACAGGTATAACATCTATCCTGCCATCAAAGTCAGTCGCTTTAATGCTTGCCTGACCACTGCCAGTTTCGTAAGGATATTCTGGGGGCAAGTATTCGTTAAATACTTGTGCTAACAATTGGAACTCTAAACGTTGTGAATAATGCAATCTTTTGTGGATTGCGCTCATCACTTTTGTTCCTCTTTCGAGCAAGGCAACAGTTGTTCCAACTGGCATCGCTGTATTCATATCGCCCACGTTCATATCTGCAATCGCAGCAAAACGCTTACCAGAATCTACCAATAACCCAAGCAATTGCATTAAGACGTTGCTTGGCTCTTTGATTGGCAAAGGTATTAAGTTTTCTCTTAAAGAACCACCAGTTGTATCAATGTCTCTAAATTCGCCGGGGGACAAAGGTTCGTCTTCGTCCCTGATTCTCATGCCTCTAGCTTTGAACCCAGCAGGGAGGTTTGCAAGTGTTCCTGCGTCAATCAACTGCCGTAAGATTGAAGTGGAAGCCTTAGATAAACCACCAATCATGTGAGAAAGGCCAAGGCCGTAGAATCCTAGACCCGGCAAAAACTTGTATTGCACAAAGAAATTTACTTTGTTTTTGTAAGGATCGTTTGGATTGAAATTACGTCTGATTGAAAGCACTCTTTGAGAGTTTTCATCAATGGTTACGATGTAAGGAAGCTTTAGCCCTGTAGGAGATCCATCCTCCCCCATGTCTTCAAAACCTTCCAGATCCAGAATTGTATGCACTTCATAAACAACATGATCCCTGTCTTCTGCATAACTTGCATGAGTGCCTTCTATTTCATCGATTGCTTCTGTTACATCAGAAGAGTCAGCAGAATACGATCCTTCTTTTATGTCTACATTTGCGTAAAACCCAGAAAGCTGTTGTTTCTTGATTTCATTTCGTGACATGGATATCGCATGAGTGACACGCTCTGCGCTGCTTAAATCAGCAGCCTCATAAGGCACGATTAAATCTTCAGGAGCGATAAACTTAGAAACTGCTTTGTTCAATACAGTATCGAAATATATTTTTTTAAACGCGCTTCCTGCCAAGGGTAAATAA